CGAGCAGGCAACGAACAGGGGTAATAATAATAGAAGTAAGAATATCTTTTTCATAATTCAGTTGGTTTATTTCATCAAAGATATATAAAAATGCAGAAATAAAAAGTACAACGGTTTTCCATAAGCAGTTTTATTATTTAGATTTATTCTAAATAAGGCTTTATATATTTGTGGTAAACGAAATGTGTATGGCTAGCCAATTGGAAATATCGAAGTTCAGCTCGTTAAACTTCTACGACGAGTGCAGACCTGATTTTGAGAAGGAAAAGCGGTATTCGCAGAAATTCTCCACATCAGATATAATCACTATTCAGTATTCTGTGCCATCGGGCATAACCATGCGGGCGGATTTATACAACCTGCTGACAAAAGACACGGTGCGGTTAAGCCCCGCACAATTGACAGACGGTGAACAGTATGACGTATATCAGATAGTGATAACGGGTCTGACAGCGGGATGTTACGTATTCTCGATAGACCAGAACGGCATCAACACCCTGCACCCGGTAAAGACGGCGTACTTCAGGGTATTGGATGATGCGGACCTGAAGGATACGGTAAAATTCAGTTATACGCATGATATGAACGAATTCGACACGGCATTTGTAAACGGCGATTCGTCACGCAACGCCTTTGAATTCCGTGTGGAGGGGGGATTCCTGTCCAACTCGCATGAGGAGAATGTGGAATCGGAGGATTTCAGGACGCAGCGCAACGAGCAGGTTCAGCTATCCGCGTTACCTTATACGGTAAAGACGTTGACGCTGGGTACAAATACGGGTGTGCCGTTGTGGGTGGCTGAAAAGGTGAACCATATTTTCTCACTTTCGGAAGTGATGGTCAACGGCGTATATCATGTCAGAAGCGGAAACTCCATTCCCGAACAAACGGAACTGATGATGAAGAATCCCCTTTTCGTATATAAGATGAACGTGGAGGAATCGTTCATAAATTATTCCTTTGCTTACGACCTGTATTCCCTTGACTGGATACTGGATACGGGGCGTTGGAATATGAAGGGAATATGGAAGGCGGAAGGAATTTGGAAAACAGCATAAAATCATAATAAAATGGCAAATGAACTTGAAAGGATATTAATAAACGATTCGGGCGAACTGGCAGCGGATAAGATTTACAATAACGATGTCGCGCTCCGCCAGGAAATGGCAGCGGATTACACGAAGAAAAAGGATATAGTCAACGACACCACCACCGGCGGTGCAGCCGTGCCCTTGAGTGCCGAGATGGGTAAGAAGCTGGAAAATGAGAAGGCCTCAAAACTCGATATAAATACCAAACTGGCTATTAATCCGGTCGATAACAGGCAACTACACCCATCCCAATGGATACCGATAGACAGTTCGAGAATCGACGGAAACCAAAACAAAATAACCTTTGTGGGTAACGGCACTACCAATCAGATAAAAGTGCAAATACCCAACAATGTGACGGTAGGTGAAAAGTATATCCTGTTATTCAACATCCGGCAATTTACATCCATAAACACTACTCAAAACTGGGAGGTTAAAGCCTATAACTTTACGCAGGAGTTAATCTCTTTTTCTGCCGACGGCTTATATTATACCGTGTTTACGGCAACTGCAAACGGCAATTTACAATTAATATTACAGACTAACGGTGAAATACTGAGCGGTGATTTATTATCGATAGCAATGGACTTTTGTGTTGTAATTCCTTATTCGGAAGAGGTTGAAGAGGCCGCCGAAGAATGGATAAATATGGAATATACGGGTTTGCCGTTAAGCCCCGTTCAGACGTTGAATGTGCCCGATTTATCCTTAAACCGTATGTTAGATAATTCTTTCGATAAGGTTCAGTCCGAAGCCGACAGGGTGCGCCGACAATACAACAACAGGAATATCCCCGATTTCAATAATTTTGGCGGGGCTGATGATGCGCAAATAAGCTATGCCGATGGTGAAATGAAGGTTACGGGCAATAATCTTCCTTCATCCCAATTCCCTTTTCAGTTCCGTATCGGATTCGATGTGCAGCCCTCTAACTATGCGGATGAGGATAAAACGTATATTTTTATAGCAAAAGGTACGATAAGAGGAAGTAATATTTCTTCCGTAACCCTAAACGCTAATTTTGGGAATATCCCCTTATTGGAAAATGTTCCCGATAACATCGCAACGCCTTTTGAAGCATATGTGGAATGTATTTTTCCGGCGGGCACTAACGATACAAGGCGGTATGTCAGTATTTCCCCAAATGTCAGGGATAATACACAGAATATGCCCGTTGAATTCGTGTTTACAGAATTATTCATTTATGAAGCCGTAACGGGTTGGGAAATGGAGGACTATCTCGCCAGTGTAGGTAAAGGAATACTCATCCCGAAGTACGAACCTTTAGAAATAGGAGGAAAACCGTTTTTCGTCTGGAACGCTCTCGGTGACAGTATTACTGTAGCTGACTGGATGAAGTTTGTAGGCTTAATAGATGGCGGACATACATACATTATCCGCAATTTCGGTGTGGGTGGCACATGCCTTTCTACGGTTCGCAATAATGATGGAACGTCAATGTATGACAGGCGTCTAAATTTTGCGGATAATCAGACCACCAGCGTGACCATTGTCGAAAACGGCATTGTTACCAATGCACCTTATAACGATTACCGGATTGCGCCTTATCTGGCAGAGGTGCAGGGGCGTGTCGATTTGATTACCCTTGCAGGCGGCACGAATGATTTAGGATATAACTATGTGATTGGGGAAGTAGGGAATAATGACCCGGCAACAATTATAGGAGCCGTTGGCGCTATCCTTGAATCGTGGTTTGAGCATTACCCCGCCGCAAAAAAGATTGTCATATTGCCGCCCGACAGAGCAGGCACAACATCCATAAAACCCATTGTGGATGCCGTTAACGAAGCTGCCAGATATTACCATATACCCGTATGTGATTTGTACTATAAATCCGGAATCAACATCCACACTATGACGGGATATATAAATTTATATAATGCGGATGAGGCTAGAGTGGGATGGAGACTGAACGACAACGGCACGGCAACAGTAGATTCGGAATTTACAATATCGGGGCGTATGCATGTGGAAGGCCTCAAAACAATTACAAGCAATTACGGGCAGGACACACGCTTTGCATGCTATGATGCTGAAAATAATTTTCTAGGGGTGGTGGACTGGAGCCCGGCCGTCATGTATCAGGAAAACAATTATCCGCTGCTTGAAAACACCAACTATGTAGTTGGCAGCTTCAGGACAAAAGATAAAAACGCTATCTGGGTGGGTAATTTTGACGGGGCTTTAATGCCCGACAGGGTACATCCCAATACGGCAGGGCAAAGGAACATAGCCAACATAGCTTATATGAAAATAAAAGAGGTATCGGGGTTTTGAAATAGAAACCTTCCGGCTCTCTAAAGGGTTGCAGCCCTTTTTGAGTTCGGAAACTAAAGATTGCAGCTTTAGCATCCTAGCCGGAAGGCTGATAAAAGAAAAGTTTATCAATGATGCAAAAGTAGTAAAAAATGAACATAACGAAAGTTCAGATGGATATACTTAAAAATGTCATTGTAACATTACTATCTGCAATAATAGCGTTTTTGCAGCCTGTGGGAAACACAATCTACCTGTTGCTGTTCTTGTTTATCGCTAACCTACTGGTAGGTACATTTCACGATATAGTTATAAACATAAGCCGCTTCAAGTTCCGAAAATTTATTTGGGCGTGCGGTGAGTTTCTTATCTATGTCGGGATAGTTTGCGCCATATACATAATCGGCTTTTTTCAGAACGATAAGATGGAGGCGCAATATATCATTAAAGTTATATCCTACTTGTTCATCTATGCTTACTCGACCAACATACTGAAAAACCTACTTTTAATGCGCCCCGATAATTTGGTGTTCAAGTTCCTATATTATGTTTTTTCACTTGCATTTGTTAAGCGTATTCCCTATTTGTCTGAATTTTTAAAACAGAATGAGAATGATAACAGCTAAGTATTTTAAGGATGATGAGTTTAAACGTTGCTCGCCATCATGCAGCTTGCAGGACATGCAACAATCGACAATGAGTAAACTGGACACGGCAAGGGAATTAGCGGGAATACCGTTTGTGCTTAATAGTGCCTACCGTTCTTCTGGATGGGACAAGGCAAAAGGACGTTCAGGGACGGGGGCTCATACTTTAGGCAGGGCAGTTGACATACGCTGCAATAGTGACCGTAACCGCTTTATAATTGTAGATGCTTTGATAAAAGCGGGATTCGCACGTATAGGGATTGCGAAAACCTACATACATGCGGACGATTCGCCAAACCATTCACAGCAAGTTATCTGGTTGTACTGATATGAAACGACAGGTAAAAATATTTTGGATAGGCATATTCATTGTTTTCATTATCCTATTATTTGCAGGATGTAAAGTTAAGAAAAGCGATAAATCGGCTTATGAAATAAGAGCAATCCAGACAGAAGATACAACCACTACGATGAACTCCGAAAAAGAGACAGGTACACAATCTGGTAGCAAAAGTGAAACAGAAAGTAATATTTCTGAACAAGAAGCACAATCATCGGATGAGACTACTGAATCATGGAGAGAAACTAATTATTACGATAAAGAAGGCAATCTGCGAAGGACCGTAAAAGAGGGTAGTGTCAACAATAAAAAGAAAAATAGCCATTCAGAAAGACAAAACAATACACAGGTATCTGACAGTATGTATAACAATGTAAACACAAAAGAAAATATTGATTCTGCTTCTGTATCTTCTTCTCTCAACAATGTAGATACTCGAATTGATTTAGCCCAGAATACACAATCTGATTCGAGATTGATACAGGGTGTTGATTGGTTTTATCTGACAGGAATTTTTCTTCTTATTGTCGGTATAGTTGTATTGCTACTAAAGAAGAAAAATATTGTCCGCCAATAAATAAAAAGCCCGCCGAAGCGAGCTTTTAAAAAGTTTGAAAATTATTCGTTATTTCAACATTATCCTGTGGTCGTGTAATCCGCCATTGTGATATATGCGCAGGATATATACTCCCGGAGGATTTCCCGTCAAATCTATTTCGGAAGGATTTTCGGTGTAAGATTTTTTGAGAATATTCCTACCTGACAAATCATGCACCTCAATACTTGACACTTGCATTTCTGATGGAATATCAAGTTTGATAAGACCTGTGGTCGGGTTAGGATAAATGTTTATCTCACCTAGAATGTTTTCTAATTCTTCAATTATTGAACTTTCATCTTTCACTTCATCAAATAAACTATCAGTTTTTTCTGAATATTGCAAATTATTCACTGACAAATGACAATCTACAATTTTTGCATTAAATTTTGTTCCCTTTTTGACTTTTGTGCCATGCTTAAGAATAATTTTTTTATAAGCTGTTATTTCATATTCATAGGAGTCAAAGTTTATATTTTCTATTTCAATTGTACCTTTGCCTATCGATTTAGGAATTGATTCCCGTTTATACACAAGAGGATGAAAATTCTTATTAATAGTAATTTTTCCTTCACAATCAGCAACTATTATGTGCTTTCGCTCTTTATTGATATTAATCCCAGTTGGTAAAAGCTCATTGCTAAGAAGAGAATGCGGACTCCAGTTTAGTCTATCATGCCAAGCTCCAGTTGGTTCCAGAATAATTGTGTTAAGTCCTGGTTCTGTTAATTGAAATTCCCATTCTTTATCAACATAATATTTTCCCTTTATCACATTTCTAAGATTATATGAGGTTGTGTATTCTTCATAAATTTTCTTTTCTCCATTAACTAACCAAGAGACACTGAATATCCCTTCATGATTAGGTAATTGATAGTATTCTTGACTTATTGGATCCGTACAATGCCGTCTATGACAACCATCCCGACTCCAGTTTGAAAAAATAGTATCATCGGCTATGGTTATTTCGCTCTTAACCCTAATAACATCTCCAATAACATACTTAGGTTTGGGATTCAATATTTCAAAATTAACGGTAGAACATTCGTCCTTTTTGTCAAGATGCCCTTCTAAATCATATTGATTCACATAAGGGTACCAATTAAAAGCAGTCTGTTTTTCAGAACCATCAATTGAATCTTTAATTATTACAGTGCATCTATATTGTCCCGGATAATGGTAAATAAGAGATGAATCGTTCTTTACCTCCAAAGTGGATTCTCCATAACGAATATTAGTAGAATGTTCAAAACAATGGACATCGCTACTTCGTTCGCAATTCTCCGGGAATGGGACTTCTTGTAATCTGTTAAATATGAGTTGCCAGTAAATTTTTTGTCCATGGATGGATTTATCACGAAATTTTGCTGTCATTTTGAAAGAAATAGGCTTATCTATTTCAGTTATTGTCTCTCCTGTTAACTTTAAATAAGGTTCTTCCGGTTTTGGATTCGGATCAGGGTCCGGATTCGGATCAGGGTTCGGATTGTACTGAGGGATATATGATGTTGATGATCCCATCAGTTCAGGAATCAAATCGTAACATAACTTCCCATATCCGGAAAATCTATCTTCAATTGGAGAACTACAAGTCGGCTCTTCGCCGGGTCCATAAGTTAAAACACCTACAAGTATATGTCTATCATTAAATAATCCGGAACCGGATGAACCGGGCTGTGTATTAAAACCCTCATTAAAAATAATTCTCCAGTGAGTTTCGCTAAATTGGTTAGTCCATGATTCAGATACCGGTTTTAATGTGCTTGCAGAAGCTTTCTTTATATCTCCCTTCGGATGGTGAACTCCCAAAAATTTTTTACTGGATGAAACATCATATAAATATGTAGACCAACCGGCGAAAGCAATATCATACTTTGCTATATTATTTACTTTATCATTCAATTTCAATAATAAATAATCATTACCTTCTAGTCCTGGACTCCTTGACAATATTGAAGCCCCTAATGCTGATTTTGTTTTTGCTGCTGAAGCAATTATATCAGACCCATTACCTCCACATGTCAAAGATTCATGCCTGAATACAAATACCCAATCTTTTGGATTTGAATAACGTTTCAAGACATTATAAGTACTTCCATCCAGATTTTCAATGTCTTCTCTTATTTCATAACAATGGTTAGCAGTTAGTAAATAAGGATACTCATTGTTCTTGAAATTATTCCCATCGTTTATTAGAGTTGCCGAACAATGTCCCCAATATGAATTAACCTTTTCCAAAATTAAAACTGTAGATTTAATTTCAATTTCATATCCATCATTTAAGCATTCAGTGTTCACCTGGCATGGAGCAGACCCTTGTTCGGTAAAGGGACCTTTGTATGGACTATTAAAAATATAAACAATTTTTCCTATAGAAATTTCACTTCCATCGACGTCTTTTGGCTCAGAATATTCTATTGTTATTTTATTTCCTGTTATATGTTGAGTAATAAAAGTATTACACTCTCTATTGTTTTCAGAAGTAAATGAACCCAGTATCATTGACTTATCTTCGTTATAAACAAAAAGTTTAGTGCCTTCAACCAAATGAAATTTATCAAATATTACCTGATATCCTTCTGCATTATCTGATTCTAAATTAATTTTCCACAATCTTTTATTATCTGAGGTTTCTAATAATTCAGATTTATCAAAGAAGTTAATATTCAAATCAATTTCTTTTCCATAAAAAGAGCCACTTAAACACTCTTTGCAGTGATTATTCATGCTATCAATTTCATGTTTAATTTGTCTTCTATCCAAGTCATTGATTTTAATGGTATTATTATCAAAGTTCCGAAGAGATTTTAATCTTTTATTTTCATTAGTATAATCAAGTGTAATTGGATAGCCTCCATAACTAATTTGAGAATGTAACGGGTATAGGTTAATAAATATACCTATCAAAATCCACAAATAGTAATTATTTATTCTATTATATTTCAGAGTCATTTATTTTTACTTTTTAATTTTTCAATTTCTTCACCTTGCTTCCTAATAATTTCATCTTGCTGAATGACATATAAGGTCAGTTCTTCTATCTTCTGCATCATCTTGGTCGTCATTTCAGACAGTGCAACTCCGTTTTCTTTCACTTCCGCTTCGGAAGGGATGCCCGGAAGATGCTTGTGTTCTTCGATATGATTTTTTACTTCATCAAGGCTCGGTAGTACATAATCTTTTGAAAAGACAAAATCTGCCCAGTCTGTTGCAACAATAATTTCCGTGGCGCGGATAGTTCCGTTAACGTCTAAAGCGTTTTGAGGATTTTCTACGCCGATTCCGACTTTAGCATCATTTTGTACAACAAAAAACGGCTTCCAACCATCTATGGTCGTAGCACCCATGACCAAACGGTCATCCCCAAAATCATTGTCACCTATCTCGATTCTCAAATCGGTTTTATCATAAGCCGTATTCTGACGGTATATTGAAACAGGGTCGGTATTATCGCCACGTACTCCAAAGTTTAACCTGACAGGGCTGTCTCCAACAGGTGTCTGTATCAGCAATTCCGTTGCACGCACTGTCCCGTTTACATCCAGTCTATGCTCTGGGCTATCTACACCGACACCGACATTGTCGCTAAGATCAGGAACAAGCAGTTTTCGCCATGCCTGCCATTGATTATCCCCTGAATTCATCCTGTAATATATACCCGTTTCATTTAGGGCAAACTGATGGTCTCCTCCACCGGATATATCCCACCATGGACTCAAAGAGAACAGTGTTGAATACATTTGAGAATTCAAGCCTATGACATTGCTGAATTTAAAGTCTGCTCTTACTTTACACCGAAAGAACGTGGGAGGATTATTTACATTCCGTGTATCTTGGGTAATCAGTTCACTGCTTGGTTGTGCGGATGCTAAAATAGATAGACATGCAAAAATTGTGATTAAAAATAGTTTTGTTTTCATATTCCTTTTATTTTAAAATTATTCTATTCTCTGATATTCCTCCTTCATGGAAGATTTTCAAAATATATACTCCCGGAGGATTTCCCGTCAAATCAATTTCGGAAGGATTTTCGATGTAAGATTTTTTAAATACTCTTTTACCCATCATATCGTGAGCTACAATGTATGATACTTCCATTTCCGTTGGAATATCAAAATTCACAACTCCAGTACTAGGATTGGGATAAAGAATGTAATTTTGTTTATCAGTCTGATTATTTAAGTTAGGATTACTCTCTTCTTTCTGAAAATAAGAAGATTTCAAACCAACTAATGGAATACTTGTATTGTCACAATCATAATCAAATCGGTATGTATTTAATTGCCCTTGATTTTGTTTTGCATATGAAGCTCTCGCCCTGAATCCCGGTTTTCCAATAAAACCCTGTTCCAATTTTATCGAAATATTATTATAATTCGAAGAACTTTCCGAATTTAACGTTATTGCGGGAGAAGCCCAATAATTATTTAATGAGAAATTAGGTTGTTCTTCATCTTTAAATAAAATACCGTATTTATCGTGCTCCAAAGACACTTCTTCTTCTTTCAACTTATAAGTCCCCTTAAAATAACGTATTTCATCATCACCTTCAGCCTTATATTCTACTATTACACCTAAAGAAACATCTGTCCCTCTAAGAGTTTCAATAGTTACACCTTTTAGTTCTTCCATCGTCATATAGGGTGTTCCATAGATAAATATTTTATTCTCCCTATTATATTCATATAATTGTAGTCGCCCTTTTTCTAATCCTGCATAGACAGGATTCCTCAGCCTGAGTAAAATAGGAAAAAATTCAGGGAAAGGGAAACTACCTGAATCATCTTGGAACTTGGCTACAAAGGAAAAAGCTTTACTTCTAATATTTGTTTCAAATTTATCTTTAAATATAATTGCAAACTTTACATTTAATATGCTAATATTATTTATGTAACTGATGGATACATTCTCATCCATTTTATAAGAAACTATGGGAAAAGTTTCTTCGAAGAGTGACCTGTCTATACGAAAAGGACGACTTAACCCTGAAATATATTTTCTTATTGTATAATAGCGGCTATTAGTCTCAAGACGGAGACCTGTATAAGGCTCCGAATTTTTACCATTGTTCCTATATTCGTCAATGATACTCATATATGGTTTTGACCTTTTTATAGTAGGAGTGTTAGTTATATTCACAACTCCCGGTACACAATTATACTCCCATGGCATAATGAGGATCTCCGAACCTGCCGAACCCGGCATAGGTTTAGTATGCCCTACAATATAATTCAATGAAGTAATGGTTCCTTCACTTTGGAGGCTGTGGCTATAACCCAATGGGATTGTAGCCTTACTGCCTCCACCAAAAAAAAAGTCAAATATTCCTAATGCGACTTGTACCCCGGCAGAAATTTGAGATACAGACCCTGCTACTTTGATTACATTACTCAGTCTGGAAACTGTAGATTTATATGTTTTCAGAAATTTCGGAGAAGATACAGAGTCTATTTCAAGCCCCTTTGCATGTTTGGATAATTTGTCTCCCCATTCTGCAAAATTCTTAATGTTGGTATGGACTTTTGAGTAATCTGTTTTCAGACTTGTACCCGTGTTACTCCCCTGTGGGTGGGCGAATAAATTATTCCCCTTAGAATCCATAGGAACAGATGTTCCGTTTGTGGTAAGAGTTATCCCTTGATTTTGTCCCGAAAAAAATTCGATAGTCCATGAGGCTGGAATTTCGGATAAAGTATTATCAAAAAGAAGAGGGATTTCAAACGCTGCCCACGAATCTAAACCTGCGGTTGTAACGGCTGTTACGGCCAATTGGCTAAAAACATTTTCTGAAGATTTGTCGTTAATCCCAACCAGTTTATCTTCGTTCAAATGAAATATTTTTGTGGTTTTGGCATTCTCATTAGGCGTTATTGTCATAATAACGGTACTGCCATAGGGCATTCCTGCGTAACCTTCTATATATACAAAACCTCTTAATACTCCTGTATATGCATTATATAAAACAAAATAAGGAAAGGCACGCTTAAAATTGGCATGCACCAAACGCCATCCCTTCTCTCTCGTATAATCTTTTGCCTTCTTAATTTCATAAAGCAAATTCATTCCGTCAGGCCAATATTCGAATGGGGGATTAACCCGTGTCCAGTTTCCATTTATTTCTCTTTTCCAGTTTTCTTCGGATTGGTCTTCCCAATTCCAGTTGGAATAGTCTCCGTTGTTTGGCATCTGAGCTTGTAAAAGTCCACACCAAACGGCAACTAATAGCATTAATATATATTTTTTCATGATTTATTTTTTTGAATTTTCAAGTTCCTGAATCCTCTTGATTAATTCTTCATTAATACGCTGATGTTCCTTCAGCATATCATTCTGTTGAATGGTATATAAAGTAAGTTCTTCGATTTTTTGCATCATCTTGGTTGTCATTTCTGATAAACCTACTCCGTTTTCTTTTACTTCTGATTCTGAAGGTATTCCCGGAAGGTGCTTATGTTCTTCGATATGATTTTTTACTTCATCGAGGCTTGGTAGTACATAATCTTTTGAAAATACAAAATCTGCCCAGCCTGTTTCAACAAGAATTTCCTTTGCACGGATAATACCGTTAACGTCTAAAGCGTTTTGAGGGTTTTCTACACCGATGCCAACCTTGGCATCGTTCTGTACAACAAAGAGAGGTTTGAAACCATTTATAGTGGAGCCTACTACGAAACGGTCATCCCCAAAATCATTATCACCTATTTCAATTCTTAAATCGGTTCTATCATAATCAACATTCTGACGGTATATTGAAACAGGGTCGGTATTATCGATACGAGTCCCAAAGTTTAACCTGCCAGAGCTGTCTCCAACGGGTGATAGTATCAGCAATTCCGTGGCACGGACTATTCCGTTCACATCCAATGCATTTTCAGGGTCTGCTATCCCTATTCCCACTCTACCATCATTCACTACTGTGAAAAAAGGATTCCAAAAGCTTTCCGACTTAAACGAACCTACAACAAGCCGGTCGTCACCTTGGTTGTCATCTCCTATTTGAATCCTTAAATCACTTCTATTATCCTGATTATTATATCTGTACATTGAAATTTGGTCGGTATTATCGCTTGCTCCTCCAAAGTATAATCTGACAGAACTGTCTCCGATAGGTGTCTGTCCATACATCCCATTTTTTGAGAGCCATTGGCTTTGCCTGAAGCAGTTTTCGCTCAAGGTTGCTAATTCACTCCATTCGCGCCAATTGCTAGTTCCTGAACGAAAAAAAATAGCGTTGCCTGAAAAACCTAATTGATATGTCCAATCACTAGAAGTACCAGGCTTTAGTGTAAGTGTGCCGGCATTATTTGATAAAGTTTTTTCAGAATCGGGCAGATTAAGTGTAGAACGCATTTTATAGTCTGCCCTGAAATAATAAGGTAAAAATGATGTGGGGCTTTGATTGGCCGTTGTTCTCGTATCAAAAACTTTTAGGTTTTGTGCATCCTGTGCGGAAACTGTTAATGATAGGCATAGGCATAAAAGCACAAGTAAAATACTTTTTGTTTTCATAAGATTTAATTTTTAGATTAGTTAATTGCCTAATCCTCTTTTAGATATATCAAAAATTAATATTTGATTAGAGGATTAACTGGTTTATATTGAGTTGTAAATATATATTAAATTTTGCATATCTATATATTATTTAACATATAATTGCGTTTTCACTCCATTTTCAGCAAGAATATGATGGAAAATAATTCCTGATTTCCGCACAATGGTGAATTATCGTTGAGTGACACTTGGGATGAATTAATTCTTAATTCAGTCGGAGGATTTATAATTATATTTGCAATTATGGAAACAGAATCATTTATTCCTGCAATGATGGTTATTGTGTCATTTATTGCATTTTTAGTTATTCTAATTTGGTCATATAAAAAAGGTAAAAATCAAAATGCCAATAAGTTTGTGTATATTATTCCTTTAATCATTTTATTAATTACCATCATCACAGGAATAATTATGAATATAATTTTTTATTATACAAATCCTAAATAATTTTACACCAATCCTACGATATGAAGGTTTTTGATAACGACTTTAATAAACATAGCGGACTTGCTGGATATAATTCTGAATACAGAAAATATTTAAAAGAAAAAAACGAAAATCGGAAATCCTTAATTAGTATAATAATCTCTGTTGCAGCTCTTATTGTCAGCATAATTTCCTTATCGGTTGGATAATTCCACAATTATCAGTGATTAAGCGTAAATTCAAATCGGATAGTATAAAAAGACTTAATATGATTTTGTGCATTGTTTCTATATTGTTTCTATGAAATTTATATATTTTCCATTAAATATCTAAAAATCAGTAAATGATTAATATATTATCAACAGCCTTCTAAGCTGTGGGTCGTGGGTTCGAATCCCGCCGGGATCACTGAAAGATAAACGTCTTAAACTGAATAGTTTAGGACGTTTTTGCTTTGTTTTAATACTGCATTTCCTCTATTTTTCATAATAAATTAACCATGCTTGTAGCTACTTTTTATTACATTTGTTTGCAAATGTTTCTATATTGTTTCTATAGTATTTGATAGAATGGCTACGTTTAAACCGGAAATACAAAATAAACGAAAAGACGGGACTTATAACGTTCGGATAAGGGTTACGCACAACAGGGAATTACGCCGAATATCCACGAATATTTATGTAACCGATGACGACCTTACCCGAAGCCTTAAAATCAAGAATGTAAATATACTTGAAAAGTGCGAAGACATGATAAAAAAATGCCGTAAGACCTGCGAAGGTTTGGGCTACGCACTTTTTCATATGCCTATAGACGATTTGGTGGAAAGAATCAAAAAAGACCTGCAGGGCGGCGATAGGTTTTATCTGGACTTTATTCAATATTCACGCGACAAAGCCGCAGGAATGAAAAAAGGTACAGGCAATTTGTACCTGAACATGGTAAATTCATTGGTACGGTTTATAAAACGTGAAGAACTGGATATATTTGAAATTACCACTAATTTTTTGAATGACTTTGAAAAACATATAGCTAATGAACCTTCACAAAGGGGCAGTAACAGAAAAGCAGAAAGGAAGAATTTACCCACCAAAGGTGAAAGGGCTGTATCGCTTTATTTATCATGTCTAAGGTCAATGTATAACAAGGCAAAAGACGAGTTTAACGACGAAGACCGGGGGATAATCAACATACCGTTTTCGCCTTTTAAAAAATACGAAATGAAAGCACAGCCCAAAACCAGAAAAAGAGCTTTGCCCATAGAAGTGATACAAAAAATCATTGATTTACCCTATCAAGAAGAAATATTAGGCGGGCGTAACAATCGTTTCAACCTTGCTAAAGACTCTTTCATACTTTCCTTTGCGCTGGTGGGAATGAATAGCGCGGACATGTATAGCGCCGGGTTACCACAAAAAGACATCATAAGATACAACAGGAAAAAGACCGAAGGCAGGCGTGCTGATGAAGCCGAAATGCGGGTAAGGATAGAAAGTTGCATATCTGGCCTGATGGCTAAGTACAAAGATGATAAGAAGCTGTTTTGTTTTTACAAATATTACTCCAACCATGTTACTTTCAATACCGCGTTGAATAAGGGATTAAAAAAAATAGGGCAGCTTATCGGTGTCGATGATTTGGAGTTTTACGCGGCTCGTCATTCATGGGCCACTATCGCGAGTTCATCAGCCGTGGGCATTGATAAATATACTGTGCATGAGGCGTTAAACCATTCACCGGACAAAAAGATGAAAGTAACCGATATTTATATAGACCGCGACTGGTCTGTCATTTGGAACGCAAACGAAAAGGTGTTAGGCCTTTTTGATTGGTCTGCTTTACTGTAAGCGAATTATTTACGTTTAAATTTTGTGGTCAGATATACATATTCAGCACTATTAAAACTGTAATCTTCGGTAAGATCTATTTTGATAATTAGCGTGTTATCTCTTAAATCAAATTTGTAATCCCGATAATAAAGTTCTTTCACACCTGTTTGATAAGAATACCGTCCTATGGTTAAGATATTTTTTTTTGAATGGTATATCCCTGAACTCCATTTTTTTGCAAAGACATTGTATTGTTCGTAAATACTATCTTTTTGAAACTTAAACTCAAAATATTTTAAATAATCAAAACTTCCTTGAACGCTACTTTCAATGGCTTGTTTTATGTAGGAGTTATTTTCTTTAACATCGATAGTCATTTCCGAAAAGCACCAATGTCCTAATAATTTTTCTGAAACATCATCATTCTCATCTTTACTGCAAGAAAATAATATATTTATTAAAATGATTATACTGAATATTATCCTTTTCATGGAAAATTTATCTTTTTCTGCTTCTTAACACTTGAACTACATTGAATAATTGCGCCACGTCTTTTAAATTCAGTTCAAAGTCGTTATAAAGAGGATTGAGCGAATGAAGTCTAATATATCCCGTATCCGGGTCATGCTCTACAATCCTTTTTATCAAAACACCTTCGGTTTTGTGTACTATCACAAAATCCCATTTGTTAATATGAAGTTTATATTTCCAATATTCGGGCTTCACAATACGGCAAACTAAAATGTCTCCTTCTACCAAACTATCCAAGCTGCCGTCTTCCATACTATCTCCACGGACTTCGAAATTAAGGTAATCGCCTTTTAAATTGTGGTCTGCTATCACTGGTATTGTGGGTAGAGTTTCCATGTATTCCTTGTCATTAAACCCACAAAGATAGCCTGCATAGGCGTATTGTCCAACTAACGGCACCATAATTATGTTAGGATTTTCAATCAAGACGGCTTCTTGCCTGGGTTCTTTTAGCATATCGCCTTCACCAGTTAATAGCCAATCTATATTTAATTCCGGGTAATGTATAGAAATGCTAGACAGTTTGTCAGGTTGTATAGATACCCTTATATTACTGACGTAACTATGTGAAACTCCTATTGTATCTTCGAATTTTCTAACTGAAATACCTCTGTACTTTATAAAGTCTTTTATTCTTTCTTTTACATTCATGTTTAGCAATTCTAAATTATTAACATATATTATGCTCAATATTCTTTGATATTGTTTAGCAATGTTATATATTTGCAGTATTGGTTTTAATAATGCAAGCAAATATATGTAAAATATGAATGAAATAATATTAAAACACAAATTAAAAGGTGAGATAAAAAGAGAATTAAACACCTCTTACCCCACCATACGTTTAGCATTGCTGGGTGAAACCAATACCGACAAGGCGAAAACCATACGCGAAAAGGCTTTACAATTAGGTGGTGTCGAAGTAGAAAAAAAATAATAAGACAATTATGTATAACGACATTTTCACATTAAAACAACAAATAATTGAAACAACCGAACTGGCGGCACTGGCTGTACTTCGTTTGCAGAACCCTTCATTCGATGAAGTGAAGATGAAAGAAGCCTGCAAGATTGCCGGAAGTGAACGCTGGCTTCGTTATCATATCAAGCAGGGGAACATAAAGCCTGTACGGCGCGGAATGGCCAAGAATTCACCGAAGTATTACAGCCGCCTCGAGATAGCGGCACTTAAAAAAGAGGAAGCGGAAGCCGCAAAAATCAAATAACAAGACAATGGAAGCAAGGAATTTAAACCAAGGAATACATAATCACATAGCCTATCAGGAGTTGATGTTCGATATGCACTTTGACCAAGTGGTGAAATACTTTAAAGATGAATTCACCTCACTGCTATTTTCTAATACCACACTCGAGACCATGAAGCTTGAAACCATACCGGGTATAACCGTTTACGTTGACTACGCAGTAAAAGGATTCGACTGTATGAATATTGAACTGCTTGAAGTTCACATAATGAATCAGGATGATGAACACCTTACAAAATCAGAGACATCATTAAAAAACGCTTTGCAGGAAATTGTATGGGAGATAAACGGAAGTGAGGTGTGTAATGCGTAAAATAAGGTTTGAAATAATAGAAATTGCCTTGAGTGTATTCATCATAATAACACTTTTCATCCTGTTTTCGTGTGAGAAAGTACAACCAATGGACGAAATGAGAAACTTTCACGAAGAACGCATAAAAGCAGAATATCCGAATCAAGTAATAACACTTATACTTTTTGACGATGAACAGTGATAAACAATACTCCGACAAACTAAAATCCATAGCAATGGGCTTTGCAGCAGCTTTCATCTTGTTTGTGCTATCAATACTAATTTGTGTAATAATAAAGGTTATCGGCTGAGACCGTGGGCTTTGATGCGGAATAACCACAAATAAAAAGTTCTTTGACATGTTATACTCGGACTATAACGACAGGAAGTATAGTCGCCCGATAAGGAAACAAAAGCCGTGTGCCGGAGTATTTTCGGCTGTCCTCGCATTGGTGGAAAACAAAAATGTACACGGACAAAATAATCTTTCTCCTATTCGTTCAATTCGATTCATAACCTTTGGCGGTTTTAGGAGAACAATCTTCCCTCACTTCTTTTCATACGGGGGATGTTAATTCGACACTGGTTTATTATCCGGGGAATGACAGTAGTGATTACAGGCATGCCTCTCTTTTTTTGACAATTAAAAACAAGATATATGGAAAAGGATAAAAATTTAAGGATTTACGAAGAGGTGAGAACCGTACCCGACGAGGCAAAAAAATCCATTACGGGAGGAAGGCTGAAAGGAATGACCGACATCAATCCTATGTGGAGGATAAAAAAACTTACCGAAGTTTACGGGCCTTGCGGCACAGGGTGGAAGTATGCCATAAAGCGTATGTGGACGGAAAAAGGAGGCAATTATGACGTCTCCGCCTTTGTGGAAATAGACTTGTTCGTCAATGAAAACGGAACATGGAGTGAAGCCATACCCGGCATAGGCGGCAGTTCGTTTGTGACGAATGAGAAAAACGGTCTTTACACATCGGATGAATGTTATAAAATGGCTCTCACCGATGCCATATCGGTATCATGTAAAGCTTTGGGCTTCGCTGCCGATGTTTATTTTGATAAGGACAAGACCAAGTACGATGATGAGAAAAACAAAAAGCCTCTCGACTACAAAGACAAGCCCCTCATAGACGCAGTTATAGACTACATGGAGAAGGACAATGAATACAAGGTGAACATATTCACGCATTACTCCATAAGCGATTACTCTCAGCTGACAGACGAAATGATAAAATCCATAGCGGTAAGCATCCGCAAGAAAGGAGTTTTGATATAATGTACCTCACGATTGGCAGCGGTGACATATCCGCATTACTTTCCGGGCAGGATACACAGGCATATAGAAAATTGTGGGAAAAATTCCTTTCCCCCGAACCGCCTAATTACAATGCCCTTGCCAGTACGATAGATGCCTTCCGCACGGGAGCCATACTTGAAGAAAGATACTTTGGCATCTTACCCGGCAATTATTTCTATCAGGTAAAAGTCACCAACAAGGAATTTGATTGCCACAAAGCGACTCTTGACAATGCCCTGATACTAGATAATAAGATTACAGGGTTTGATGAACTGAAATCCGTGAACCTTGACGATTATCTTCTGATTGAAAAGTACAGGGATAGTGCGCATTATACCGATTTTATCAAAAAGCGGTACAAGAAGTATTACAATCAGGTGCAAGACCAATTATTCACCACCGGGCTCGAAGCCGCAAACCTCGTCTTCCTTGTGGTGTATTCCTATAACGACTCCGATAATTACAACAGAATTATAAAACATAACGAATACATAAAGTTTCCCATTGTAAGGGATGAAAAAGTGATAAATGAAATACGGAAACGGTTAATTCCCTTTCAGCAAGTAAAAACAATAATACAAAACAATTATGGCATACGAAATAAATAACGGGCAGGGTGCGATTTTTAAAAACAACAAATCCTCCGGCAACCATCCCGATTATAAGGGACAGCTAAAGACTCCCGACGGTCAACTATTGGATATTGCCCTTTGGGTAAAGGAAGGGCAAAAATGTAAATATTTCAGCGTGAAAGTTCAGGAACCCTATCAAGGGCAACAACAATCGCAGGGGCAACCTGCGGATGACGGAGACGATTTACCCTTTTAACCTTATGGACTTATGTATTTCGATAGTAAAAAGGAAGAAGACCGCAAAAGGTCCTTAACCTATCTGCAACATCTTTTCGACAAAGAAAAACGTTTCGAGATAGTGGAGAAGCGCAATAAGCGCACCCTGTCTCAAAACAATTACCTGCACCTGCTGCTGACATGGTTTGCCATCGAAACAGGCAACACGGTTGAGTATGTGAAGCTGGAATACTTCAAAAAGCTGTGCAATGCGGATATTTTCGTCACCGATAAATCAGACAGGTTTTTAGGTAGTGTGCAGGTGATAGTAAGCACATCCGGCATCGACACAAAGCAAATGACGGTTGCGATAGACAGGTTCAGGAACTGGAGCAGCGCAGAGGCGGGCATATATCTGCCGGAGGCTAACGAAGAGGAATTTTTGAGGAACATACAGGTAGAAATGGAACGACAACGACAATGGCTCTGATAGATGAAAAGAAACAAATCACCTGCCGTAAATGCAAGAAACATTTTGAACCTCTCTTTCGTAACGGAATAATCATATCGCGCCTGTGTATATCATGTCTTTTGGACAAAAAGCGACGGTCTGACGGGCTCGAATGGAGGAAAGAAAAGAAAGCTGTAAAAGAAAAGATGAAAACAAAATCGCAATGGCTAGGCGACCTTCAGAAAGTATTCAATCAATATATAAGGTTACGAGACAGAAACAAGCCCTGTATTTCATGCGGAAGGTCATTGACCGGAAAATATGATGCAGGGCATTTCTTTTCGGTAGGAGCTTATCCGAATCTTAGGTTTGACGAAGATAACGTACACGGGCAATGCGTGGAGTGTAACCAACACAGGCACGGCAACATCGGCGAGTATTCGATAAGACTGCCTCAAAGGATAGGGCAGGACAGATTCAATAGGCTTCTGGACTTACGGAACGTTGAACTGAAACTATCCGTTGAAGAGATAAAAACTATGATTGACCATTACAGGAAGGAGGTAAAATGCTTATCGTCAGAAAAATAAAGAAACCATGCCATCTTGTATGCTGCTCCGATTGCAGGCACAGGGGCTTGTACTATAATTATATGTGGCATTGTTCCATTCTTGACATAGGAAGGTCCACCAAGTTAAGACAATGTCCAAAATTTGATAAATATGAGGAAAACAGGAGTTACAAACAAGGAGGATAAAATCAATGAGCGTAATATGGCCTTAACGGCACTCGAATCATGCAAACAGTTGGAAAGAGAAAAGAAGAAGAAACTGGTAAGGGTAAAATTACCCAAAGGTTATGTTTATACGACAGACCCGCAAAAGTGGGAAGATTACAAGCCGGGTATTCTCCTCTGACAAAAGAAAGGTTGGAATATTTAAGCAAATTATTTTGATATGAACTACATAGAGCTAATAAACAGATTCTGGGAATTAGATGAGAAGTGGCAATTTTCCTGCTGTGAAACTCGGCTTTACTTTTACTTGGTAAAAACAGCGAACAGTTTAGGCTGGGAGAATAACTTCAATCACGGAGACAATAAAACGGCTGCCAATGTAGGAATATCGAAAAACTCATTAAAGACTGCGAGGAACAGGCTTTATCAGGCAGGCCTCCTGTCTTTTAAGGAAGGCGGAAAAGGGTACGCGAACAAAACAAGGTATCAAATTTTGACACCTAAACTGCAACCTAAAGCAGAACCTAAACTGCAACCTAAAGTAGAACCTTTATTAAATAAACTAAACCAAACTAAAGAAGAAAATATACTAAAAGAATTCTCTTTTGAAGTTTTCTGGGATTTGTACGACAAGAAAGTAGGCAAAAAAGAAAAACTATGCCGGAAATGGGACACCCTGCCTGCCGATACGAGAAGAAAAATACTTGAATACCTGCCTCTGTACAAAAAGTCGGAGCCAAACAAGAAGTACCGTAAAAATCCCGAAACGTTTCTCAACAACGAAGGATGGAACGATGAAATTATTAATTGCGATTATCAGAATGAAGAATCAAAGAAAACCTACAAAGTACCACAATGAGGGGTTTATTCCCCCACAGGCAATAGAAATTGAACGCGCCGTTCTCGGAGCGCTTTTGATAGAGAAAGAATCGTTCAATCGGATAAGCGAAATACTCAAAGATAAAGTTTTCTATTCCGAAGCCAACCAGACTGTATATGATTCGATAAAATCATTGAATTATAATCACCGGCCAATCGATATGCTGACCGTCGTGGAAGAATTGAAGGGTAACGGCAAGCTCGAAGAAGTCGGAGGCGCTGCCTATATTGCCGAACTGACGGGCAATGTCGCATCTTCCGCCCACTTGGTCTATCATGCAAATATCATAAGACAAAAGTTCATTGAACGGGAAACCGCGAACAAAGCCCATGAAATCATATCAAGAATACATCTGAACGAAGATATAGGAGATATTATATTTCAATCTGGCAAAGAACTTGAACAGTTACAGGAGAAACTATTGGGCAACACAAAAGGAAGCCATATTTCAGACCCGGTAAAACAGTCGCTCGAAAATATGAATATGCGGATTAACTATGCCCGCAATGGGGAGAGAATAGGAATCGACACCGGACTTTCTGACCTTAACAGGCTGACATACGGATGGCAAAACTCTAACCTTTACATACTTGCCGCACGTCCCGCAATGGGTAAAACCGCAAAAGCACTTCAATTTGCGAAGAAAGCTGCCATGTGCGGCACTCCCGTTACGGTATTTTCCATGGAAATGTCGGCTGTCAGCCTGTCCGACAGGCTTATAATATCCGAATGTGACATCGACCCCGATAGATATAAATCGGGATTCCTGTCAAACGAAGATATAACCATGATAGACCGCGTATCCTACAACTTATCGAAGTTGCCGATTTATATCGATGACGAGCCCAACGCAACCATGAGTTATATAAGGGCAAAATCGAGAGTACTTAAAAAACAAGGCAAATGCGGATTGATTATTGCCGATTATCTTCAACTGGCAGAACCCGATGAAAAGACCGGAAGCAGGGAGCAGGACGTTGCCAGAATGTCAAAACAAGCCAAACAAATATCCAGAGAGCTTGATGTTCCATTCCTGCTGTTGGCTCAACTGAACAGAGGTGTCGAATCGAGAACCGGCATCGACGGCAAACGCCCGCAACTTTCCGACCTCCGCGAATCGGGAGCTATCGAACAGGATGCCGATATGGTAATATTTATTTACCGACCTGAATATTACGGATTCGAGATAGAAGACAATAACAGGATTATCAGGAATTATGGCGAACTGATAATTGCCAAGCATCGCCACGGACCTACAGGATGGGTGAAATTCTTACATAACGACAGTATGACAAGGTTTTACGATTATAAAAGTGATAACCTTCCTTTTTGACGAAGAAATCCCACCACATACAACGTACCATATCCAAAATAAAAAAGGATGTACGAAATAACAAAGAATTTATCAAACGTAGAAAAGAGATAACATGAAAATACTAAACGCATACGCAGGAATTGTAGGAAACAGAAAGCTCTGGGGAAATGAACACGAAATAACAGCCGTTGAACTTGACAAGAAGATAGCAGCCATATATAAAGACCTATATCCAAATGATAA